CACTTAAAATGCTAATTGGCTTAAGAAAATATATATGTGCTCAATTCAAACCAAATGTTGCTAAAGTAATATATGATATGTATAAAGCAGAAAATATATTAGATTTTAGTGCAGGTTGGGGAGATAGATTGGCTGGATTTTATGCAAGTGAATATGGAAAATTCTATTTAGGAATTGATCCTAAAAAAGAAAATCATCCACTTTATAAAAAACAAGCAGAGTTTTATGCAAAGCAATTAGGTTTATTTGATATTCCAAAGAGGTCTAAATTTGTTATGGAACCTGCTGAAGATTTTGATTATAAAGGATATGATGAATTTTTTGATTTAGTATTTACATCACCTCCTTATTTTACAACTGAAAAGTATAGTTATGATACTACACAATCTTGGGTAAGATATGGAGAAATTGATTTTTGGAATGAAATGTTTTTACATAAGGCACTTGCTAAGATTTGGAAAACTATAAAACCCGGCGGTCATTTAATGGTAAATATTTCAGATGTTCAAAGTGGATCTGCTAAAGGTGATTTATGGTTAAAGATATGTGATCCAATGATAGAATTTTTAATTAAAACATTTGATGATGCCCAATATATTGGTTGTTATGGTATGGAAATGGCAGCGAGACCAAATAATCCTGGATCAGGAACTGCAAAAGAAATAGATAGAGAAACTGGAGAAGATGTTGGTGAAAAAATTGGTGTGTTTGCAGAGCCAATTTGGGTAATAAGGAAGGAAATAGTATGAAGAATAATAAATCAATAAAAGTTACAGTAGCCGAAATTAAAAGAGCAAATGAAAGATTAGAAAAATCTATTAGGAAATTCAATGAAAGACAGAAAACTTAGAAAACTTTTAGTAAATTTTAATATTATAGGTGAAGAATTTGGTGAAAAAGGAGAACTTATTAATAAAGTTAATAAATTAGAAAATGATTTAAAAATAGTAGTAGATGAACTTAAAAAAGTTAAATCATTATTATTTACAGTCATGAGGAAAGTAAAATGAAAAAATTTAAATTGGATCAAATTAAAAAAACTTTAAACTATGTTTTGCAAGTATTAGCTGATTTGGAAGACCAATATACAAATTCAGCATTTGGAGTAGACCGTTTAGTTTTAGCAAATGAACTTGGATTAAAAGTAATTCCAACATTAAATGATTTAAATAATAATATAATAGGAGAAAATAAAATGACATATGTAGATGAAAATAAAATAACAAAGAATATAAAGAAAAGGTTGGAAGCAATAACTTTAAATCTTAAAAAATCAGATTTAGATGAAAATGATCGCGATCATTTATTAACGGAATTAACAATTTTAACAGAACAACTAACAAAATTGACAGATGTTAAAACAAGTGAAAAGGAATTATTACTTGGATAAAAAAACAAATACTTTATGGACAGAAAAATATAGACCACAATCCTTAGATGAATTTGTAGGCAATCAACATTTAAAAGATAAAGTAGGCATATATCTTCAGAATAATGATATTCCCCATTTGCTCTTTTTTGGGAAAGCCGGATGTGGAAAAACCTCAATTTCTAAAATAATTAGAAATAATATAGAATGTGATCATTTATATATAAATGCAAGTGATGAAAATAGTATAGAAACTGTTAGGAAAAAAGTAAAAAGTTTTGCATCTTCAGTTGGATTCCAAGATATTAAAATATGCATCCTGGACGAAGCGGATTTTATAACTGGCGCTGGACAATCCGCACTTAGAAATTTAATGGAAACATTCAGTCAAACAACAAGATTTATATTAACTTGTAATTATAAAGAACGAATAATAGATCCATTGCAAAGTAGATGCCAAATATTTGAAGTGATACCACCATCTAAAAAAGAAGTTGGACAAAGAATATTAGAAATATTAAATTCTGAAAATGTTGCATTTGATAAAAAAGATGTTGCATTAATAATTAATAGTTTGTATCCTGATATCCGTAGGATTATAAATGCTTTACAAATGCAAACAGTAAATGGTACTTTGGTAGTAGATAAGGTAAGTGTAATCCAAAATGATTACAAATTGAAGTTATTGGAAATACTAAAAATCCAGAATAAAAAAGATGCATTTAATAATATAAGACAGTTATTAGCTGATAGCCAAATCCGAGATTTTGCAGATTTATTTAAGTTGCTTTATGATGAAGTGGATCAGTATGCTAAAGGCCATATTGCTGAAACAATTTTAATAGTTGCGAGATATTCACTTTCTGATGCACAAGTTCTGGATAAAGAGATAAATGCGATGGCAATGCTGGTGGAACTTCTCGATGAAATTAAATAAAGGAAATAAAATGAGTAAAGAAAAAAACAAAGAACTGTTTGGTGAAGATGATGTTTATTATATAGAGGAAGATGCTCCAAGTAATGGTAAATTATTCTTCATGGATTTATTATTTGATGATTTGAGTGATGATATACAGGAAGATATTTTACAATTAACCGGCAAAACAAAAAAGTTTTGGAAAGGAAAACCAATTGGATCTTGTCAATTTGAAGTGGAGAAAATAAATGATTAATTTAAAAAATACAACATTATTTAAGTGTGAGTGTGGTAACCATACATTTGAGCCTAAATTTGTAATAAGGAAGCGGTCAGCATTATTATCTGAAACAGGAAAGGAAGAATATGTAACTATACAAATTTTAGCATGTTCAAACTGTGGAGAAGTTCCCGAAGAATATAAAAAGATATTAGTCGAAGATTATGCCTAAAGTTGAAGGCAGGAAAACTATATTCGATCATATATCAGCAATTACTGAAAATCAAAGTAAAAAATATTGGGACGAATTAACTGATTTAGATAAAAGTAATTTTAGCATATTTATTATTAATAGATTTTTAAGTATGAAGTCTGATTGGGTTGGATTTATTAATTATGCTCAACAATTTCCATTAAAAAGTAAAGAAGTTTATAGGTTATATTCTAATGTTTTACCAAAAGGTAAAGTTTGGTTAAAATATATTAAAGCAAAGAATGTTAAAAAATATCCAGATTGGGTTGTTGATCATATTTGTAGTTATTTTGAATGTAGTAAAAAAGAAGCGAATGAATATATTAATTTATTCTATTTATCGGAAAAAAATAGAGCTGAATTAAAAGAAATACTTGAAAAGTATGGTAGTGAACCAAAAGAAATAAAGAAGTTAAAATTATGAAAAGTAAAATTGATCACAAAGCATTAGGTAATTTTATAGAGCATGATAAGTTAGATTTAGAATTTGATCGAATAATTAATAATTTAGCTACAGTTGAAATGGAATATGGTATTGATGTTATATTTAAATATTATAGAAAACATGGATATCCACATTATTCAGTTAGGCATGATGAAAAATATAAAATTATGCGACAATTACGAAGGTTTGATTATGATAGTATATTTGTAGATAAGAAGATAATACAAACTATGCATGGATTAAGGTTAGCATGGTCATATTTTCCACATTGGGTAGATGTTAGATGCGGTACTGCGAAGTTATCGCCACTTGAATTATTTAATGATGATGAATTATTTAGAAATATTATTAGAAAAGTATGGATTTATCATTTAAAACACGAACCAGATAAATTTACTGTTAATAGAATGAGAATGGGATTAAAAGTTTATGAAGGTTCACAAGCAGTAAGTAATTTTAGGCCTACTGCTGCCGGTGTAATATATAAACAATATGGTGGGGATGGAGTGGTATATGATTCCTCATGTGGCTGGGGCGGAAGATTGATTGGAGCATTAGCATCTAATACAATAAAGCATTATATTGGAGTTGATCCATCTTCGAAAACTTATCAAGGACTATTACAAATAAAAAAAGATTTTATACATTTAGGTAAAAAAGTTGAAATTTACATGAAAGGCTCGGAAAATTTTATTCCTAAAGAGGATTCACTTGATTTAGTATTTACATCACCACCATATTTTGATACTGAAAAATATTCAGATGAACCCACACAGAGTTACATTAAATTTCCAACTCCAGATTTATGGATCGACGGATTTTTATTTAATACATTTAAAAATGCTTATTTTGGCTTAAAGAAAGGTGGTCATATGGCAATTAATATTGCGGATACTCCACGGTATAATTTCATTGAAGAAAAAACAATAGAAAAAGCAGAATTTTTAGGATTTTCATTAGTGGATACTATCCAGTTATCACTATCCAGCATATCAGGGGCTGGTGAAAAGATCGAGCCAATATTTATTTTCCAAAAGGAAGGAACATCATGCTTTGTTGAAAATTTAATTAAAAATCAAAAAGATATTGATCCTGAATTTGTAGATGTTATTAATAAAAATTTCCACGAATTGATTTAAAGGAGTTATAAATGATTTACCAAAAACCATCAAAATTTATGCATATGTCAGAGGAAATGCAAGAAGAAGAAAGAAAGGAAAGGAAAAAGATAACTGTTTCTATGCAAAAAAAAGAAATTAAAGAGTTAAAAGAACATATTCAAAAAAGAATTGGATGTTTTGCAGATAATCCAAGACGAGAAGCTTCAATGGGATTAGCAAGATATAATATGATGATAAATGCAGTGTATGATTTAATAATAGAAGATAGGAAAAAGAGGCAACAAAATGACAGTTAAAAAAGGAAAGAAAATAGAATTAAATGAATATGAATTACCCCAATCACTTAAAGATAAATTTACAAAATATCAAAAATATTATACTTTAAAAGAAAAATATATTAAAGAGGATGCCAGTTATAGAAAAATTAAAAGGGTAGCTGCAAAAGCTGAAAGATTGCGGCATAGGTTTTGGGTGCAAGTTGGATATATTCATCCTGACTTGATAATTCCTAAGGGTAAAACATTATATTTTGATATAAAAAAAGGACTATGTGTAATCAAGGAAAAAATTAATGAGTAATCATATAGAATGGCTAGAAGAAAAATATCCTTCAATGACAACAGAATTCAAGAAGATACAACAGGAACAATATGCTTTATTTTGTGAAAAACAGCGGAATTATGGACCAAGAAATATTGCAATTGGCACAGAATTAAAAACTTTACAAGAAATTAAATTAAGTTTGACAGGATTATTTTTAAGAATGTATGATAAAATAGAACGGTTTAGAACATTGATTACACAAGATAGAGAATTGGAAGACGAATCAACTGTGGA